TGAGAAAATTTGTGAAACAAATTCGGCGCAAGGTGAAAAGCTCAAGCAGATTGCACAAAACTTCTTGAGCAATACTATTGCAAATCTTAATTAATCAGTTAGTAAGCTCCGCACGGCTTTACTATATATCAGAAAGTACAACTTTCGTTGATTATTCTTCCTAAAATATAATACTGACTTGCATAATGTTACTGCCGGAGCAGGTGCGGCTGCTCTTTTTTTAAGGAGAAATGATATGAAACGGAAAAAACTTGATCATCTTGATTTGGTATGTCTTGAGATTGCTAAGTATAACAAAATACATAACACATATTACAGCTACGGCGAATACACAGCTTTAGTGCGTGCAGGAAAGATTATATCAGATGTTGTGAGTGAAAAGAGGTGTAAGAAAAATGAGACGAAAATGGACAGATGATGATGTCAACAGTTTGTGCGAAATGTGGGGCAGTTGAAAGGAGTGCACATAATGAGTAATATTTGGGATAAATATAAATCAACAGTCAGAACACATATCAGTGTTCCAGAAGGTAGGACTTTAATTACTGAAAATCAATGGAAAGCAAAGCACTTTATAAAGGTTGACGAACAGAGTGGTAAGTATTTATGGGTTAATGCTAATTGTCCGTTTAAAAAGCTGTACTTGTGGGACGAGGAAGTTCGCCGTATGACCGAGCAGGAGCTTGCAAAATACCGAGCAGACGAAAAAAGTAAGCGTATAGCTCGGAAAAAAGCTCTTCTAAAGCGCAAAGAGGCGAAAAAACAAGAAGAATTACAAAAGTACACTTAGTGACGATTATGCAGACAGCAGTAATGCTATTACGGACGGCTATAAATAAGGAGGATAAAGAAAATGATTGATTGTTCAAGAACTAAAAATTACCTTGCGGAAAAGCAAAGGATGACGAAAAAACATAAACCAAATAATGGCATAGGTGAACCGTGTTTTGGTCTTGAAACGCTCTATCCCGAAAAGGTAATTGCAATTGTCCAGAAATGGTCGGATGAGCATCCGCAGAAGACTTATTTGAGTGAATTTTTGAAACATTATCCGAATGCTCCGCTTGGCGATGGCGGAACGCCTACAGGCATATGTCCTTATGAATTGGGACTTATGGGTGCAGGTGATTGCCGAAACGACGGTGACTGCGTTAAGTGTTGGAATCAGCCTATTGAGGAGAGTGAAAGTAAATGAGAGAAATATTATTCAGAGGAAAATTCGGGAACGAATGGAAGTACGGCTTTTTGAGTATTGAACCCAAAGGCTTGGTAATCAAAGAGCCATACAAGAACGATAGTTCAAATGTGTGGCATATTGAAAGCGACACAATAGGTCAGTACACAGGCTTGACCGACAAGAACGGCAAAAAGATTTTTGAGGGTGATATATTTAAGTTTGAAGATGAAGTTTGGCAAAGCTGTTACACGCCCTGCGGCACGGAATGGGATTCGTGGGAAGCTGAAAATTGCGGCGTTGTTGGCTTTAACAAAGAATTATCGCAATATGATTTTGTTAGATACAAATTCAGTCAAAACTCAGTTGAAGCTGATTTGCACGAAAATCACGATATGACCTTTGCTGATTTTATAACCGATTTAGAAATCATCGGCAACATACACGATAACCCTGAATTATTGGAGGTAGAAAAATGAGGGAGATATTATTCAGAGGTCAAACTCGCAGATATGGCGAAAAAGTCAGAACTTTAAAGGAGTAATATAGAATGAGTAATAGAAAATCTATATCAAAACATACGAGGCTTAAAGTATATCAAAAATATAATGGTCATTGTGCTTATTGTGGTTGTGAACTTGCGTTAAAGGAAATGCAAGTTGACCATATACAGAGCGTGTATTGGTATGACGGTGCAAACGATATTGAAAATTATAATCCTGCTTGCAGAATGTGTAATTTTTACAAATCTACAATGTCGGTTGAAGATTTTAGAGAGCAATTAGGTAAAATACTATCAAGACTTGAAAAGGTTTTTATTTTTAGATTAGCTAAGAAATACGGCTTAATCAGAGAAATAAAAGAACCTGTAATATTTTATTTTGAAAAAGAAAATTTGAAAAAAGTTATGGATTTTGAGCGTGAAAAGCTATCCCTCAAAGAAAAGGAGCTTGAGAAATTTGAAAAAAGCAACAATGTGAAAAGTTTGTTTGTTGATAATCCGGAACTGTTGGAGGAATGAAGATGAATGGATAATAAATTAAAAATTCGTGAGGTATGCGGTGGTTATGCGTTGGATATACCGTTCGCAGACGGTAGTGTAAACACGATATACTTTAATTCAAAACGAAATGCCGAAACAGTTAAGCATATTATCGAAATTGACGATAGTAACCCCAAAAATGATTTGTATGACTATTGTCCTAAAATAGATAAGGAGTAAAAATTATGACAAGATATGAACTCGAAAGACATTTAGGGAAATATGTTGAAATCGTACTTTTTGACGGAACGGTGATTGAGGGCATTTTACATAAAACAGGTGAAAAAGCCTTTGAAAATGACGCTAATTTGTCAATACCAAAGTTGTTGACGAAGTTAAACTCTCAAAGTGGGTAAAAAAGAAAGAAAGAAAGAAAAGTAGGTGAAGCGGAAGCATACTGCTTAACTTGCGGGAGAGAGGTTGTTTATCAAGTCATTAACAACCGTTATCAATTTGAAAACTATTGCCCACATTGCGGTGCGAGAATGGATAAGGAGGAAAACAATGACTAATTACGAGAAAATCAAACAGATGTCAATTGACGAAATGGTTCAAGGTGATATTACTTTGCTCGGGTGTGTCGGTCATGTTCCGATGGAATATTGTAATAAATTTCACGGTAACTGCATTGATTGCAAAAAACATTGGCTTGAAAGTGAGGCAGAAGAATGACCCTTGACGAATTAAAAGTTGAAATATCCGAACGCATAGAAAGTGAACAGGAGAAGATGAGCGGATATAATGACAGCAAAAGCAGAAAGGACAAACATTATTACATAAGTGAAGGAATGGTGATAGCGTACGGAATTGTGGCTGATTATCTTGGTGATTTGGAGGTGCTTGAATGACAAATGAAGCGTATGAGCAGATTAAGCTATTCAACTGGGTTGCATATGCGAGAAATACTTATCCGCAGCTTGACTTGCTGTATCATGTACCAAATGGTGGCAAGAGAAATCAAAAAGAGGCTTTTAATCTTAAGCGTCAAGGAGTGCGTGCAGGTGTACCGGATTTGTGTTTGCCGGTTGCAAGAGGAAAATTTCACGCACTTTACATTGAACTCAAGGTGGGCAACAACAAAGTGACTGAAAAGCAGCGAAAATGGATAAAGAGACTGAGAGAGCAGGGCAATTTGGCGCTTGTTTGCTATGGCTGGGAGGAGGCCTCGGCTGTACTGCTTAAGTACATAAAGCTAAAGGCGGACAGTGAAGATGAAAAGCTGTGAGAATTGCAGGCATTTTACACGCTGTACTGCAAGAAGCAGAGGTGTTGTGTGTAACTGCTACGAAAAATACGGATACAGAAAGGATAAAGTAATAATGGCAGAAGATAAGGTTTTGGTATTACATTATGCAGAGCCAAACAATAATCAGTTAAGAGGTTTATGCAAGATGATTAACAAGGTTGAGATTGAAAACTTTTTGAGAAGTGAGAAACTCAAAAGTAAAGATTTATGCAAAGGAAGAATTAAAATGATTTATTCCGAACAGGGCAAGGACAACCTTATTAATAAAGATACAGGCGAAGTGTTTAAAGGTACAATAATGTTTGTTGGTTTTGACAGACAGGATATTGTAAATTTGACTGACAAACAGATGTCAGCTATAAGATGCATGTATAGAAAAGTAGGATAAAAACTATTTGGCAATACATGAACACAACAATAAACTTGCAGCGGATAACGATAAGCCAAAAATCACAGGGGCTGAAATGCCCCTGTATATCCTGCTAAAGTAATTAATTAAATGACCGTTAGAAGAAATCGTGATATAATAAAAGGTTTATAACAATGTACATATACAAATGTGAAATTAAATCAGGTCCTTTGCTTGAAGTAAAATATTATAAATCATTCCGCAAACGTAACAAAAAAAATATTGCTCGTAATTTTAATCAAACAAAGACAAACGATAAGCAAGCAATTGCAAATCGTATTCGTGGAGAGCAACACACACAAAGACTACTCCTCTGTAATTTTACTGAAGGAGATTGGTTCGCTCGTTTTTCTGCACCAAAAGGAGAATTCACCGAAGAGCAATTTGAAAAGGTAGTTAATAATTTTTTCAAGAGAATTAAACGCAGAACTGACAAACTCGGACTAAAATTCAAATATATCGGTTATTGTGAATGCGGTAAACTTGGTAAGAATTGGCACTTACACATTGTGATTGAAGATTGTATCAGAGAGATAGCAAGAGAGTGTTGGCAATGGAAGAATGGCATAAACTTCACACCGTTATATCAAGATGGAAATTTTATTGATCTCGCAAAATACATACGCAAAGATGTTTGTGGAAAGAAAAGATTACGCACTTCGAGAAATTTAGCTAAACCTAAAGTAACGGTTGTTGAAGGTAAAAAAAGAGAATACAAAAAACTTGAGAAAGGTGAAGCCTTGCCTATACCTGCCGGATATTATTTTTATAAAGACGATATGTGGATTAATGATTTTACAGGAGCAAGCTACCACTTCGTGTTTATGCAGTTGACTGCAACAATGAGAAAAAACAACAAACAAAAGCAGCAGAAATAGCTACGCAACAAAATCAATTAATAAATTATCAAACGCAGCGGTACGGAAGGAGTTTGGTTTAAATGTCAGAAAAAAACGGACAACATTTTAGAGTTGATTTAAGTTTTTCCAAAAATCTAAAAAAAATAATGTGTCAAAGAAAACTTAATGCGAGAAATTTAGCAGAAATATCAGGTGTTTCAAAAACTTCAATATGCGCATATCTCAAAGGAACTCAACCGAGCGCCTTTGCAATTAAGAGAATAGCAATTGCTCTTGAAGTATCAGCTGATGATTTACTCGACATTTATATTAAAAGATAAAAATATTTTTCATTTGTACAACATTGCGGACAAAATAAGTTTTAAAATAAAATTATAAAATTTTATTTTAATTTTTTGAGGTCAAAAGTGCTACTAAAAAAATGTGCTACATGTAATGTTTTCATTCCTTACGGTGAAAGATACTGCAACAGATGTAAGTCGATTGCTGCGGAGAGAGAAAAAGAAAACAAAGCTAAATTATCTGCAAAATATAATCGAAAAAGAAATCCAAAGTACAGTAATTTTTACAAATCGAAAGAATGGAAAATGCTCGCACGGAAAAGGCTTCAAACAGATAAATATAAATGCCGACGATGTGGTCAACTTGCAGAAGAAGTGGACCATATTATACCAATTCAAACCGATGAAGGTTGGGAAATGCGACTTGATTTTTCGAACACACAATCACTTTGTACAAAGTGTCACAATCTCAAGCACCGTCGGTTTTTACCAAAAAACGGTAAGGGGTAGTCAAAAAAATTCACGACAACCGAAAAGGAAACGGTGCAGGTAACCTTTTTGTAGAAAAAACTCCCCACGGCGTTCAAAAACAGGAGGTGAGATTATGGCAGGACAACGACAACCTATTGAACTTTTAAAAGCTAAAGGTAAAAAACATTTAACAAAAGCAGAAATTGCCGAACGAGAAAACAACGAAATTAAGCCTGTATGCGATAATCTCTCACCGCCTGAATGTTTAACAACAAAAAAACAGCGTGAGAGATTCTGTTTAATTGTTGAGCAATTAAAAGAACTAAAAATTGTAAATATAACAGATACAGATGCTATTGCTCGATATGTTATTGCGTATGAAATGTATGTAAAATTATCAAAACAAATCCAAAAATCCGAAGTAATCAAAGACCCTTATGTGCTTGATGCATACTATAAAAATCAAGATAGAGCTTTTAAACAATGTCGTCAATGTGCAGTTGACCTTGGAATGACTATTTCGAGCCGTTGTAAACTTGTTGTTCCAAAAACAGCAGAAAAAGCTAAAGAAAACAAGTTTGCAAAATACGAAGTTGGTTAAAACTTATGAATGACAGAGTAACAGAGTATGCTCAAGCTGTCGTAAACAATCAAGTAAAATACTGTTGTAAATTACACATTTTAGCTTGCCAAAGACATTTAAATGATTTAAAACGACAAGGCACAGAGGATTTCGAATATGTGTGGAATGCAGAAGCAGCGGAGAATATTCTCAAGTTTGCTGAAACATTAACAATCAAAGAAGGCTTTAAGCAAAAGCCGGTTAAACTCATTCCATCACAAATATTTGATTTAGGCTGTACATTTGGTTGGTTAAAAACAAACGGTTACAGAAGATTTCGGCGAAGATATAAATCAGTTGCAAGGCAAAACGGAAAAAGTTTTGAAAATGGAATAATGGGTCCGTACATAGCTGCTTTTTCTGGCTATCAAGACGGTTTGCTTTTTACCGCTGCAACGAAAAAAAGGCAATCCAAAATAGCGTGGAATGAAATGCGAAAGTTCATTGAAGTTGACGAAGATTTAAAAGAATACTTCAAAATTCAAGATTACATTTCAACTATTACAGCTCTGAATACAGGCTGCAAGATTGAAGCTCTTTCAAAAGAAGGCGGTCTTGACGACGGATTCAGAGCTATTTTTACAAGTCTTGATGAATTACATCAGCACAAAGATAATAGCATTTATTCCGCTTTGTACAAAGGTACACGAAATTTGCCAGAAACGCTTTTATCGATTATTACCACACGGGGTAAAAATCCTCGGTCCTTTTGTAAAGAATTTGATGATTATTGCATTAAAGTCTTGCAAGGGATAATTGTTGCAGATGACATATTTGTAGACATTTTCACTCTTGATGACGGTGACAATATCTACAAACTTGAAAACATACTGAAAGCAAACCCTCTTTATATCGGTGATGAAGAAAAAATAAAAAACATTCTCGTTGAAGCCGAAACAGCAAAAAATATGGGCGGTCAAGAAAAAATAGACTACATTGTAAAATCACTCAACATGTGGGCAACAAACAGTGACAATAGCTACATTAGTCCGGAAGACTTGAAAAAATGTGCGATTGAAGAATCACTTGAAAATTATAAAGGTTATGAATGCTATGTAGGACTTGACCTTTCATCAGGTGGTGACTTGACTTCATTTTCAATAGAAGTTTTGGCAGGAGAAAGTTTGTTTTTTGATTCTCATTCATATATGCCCCGTGGTCGCTTTGCAGAACATCTCGAAAGTGACCTTGTTCCTTACGATTTATGGGAACAAGAAGGTTTAATTACTGTTACAGGTTCAGACAGTGATTACAAAAACGATTACAAATTTATCATTGAAGATTTAAAAAGGCTTAAACAAAAATACAATTTAAAATTCAGAGGAATTGGAATTGATCCGCATAACGCAGACGGAATATTATCCGAACTTGAAGATTTTGGATGTGATGTTTTTGTAATAACACAATCAGCAAGGAATTTAAACGATGCTACTGTTGATTTAAGGCTTTTAATTAAAAGCGGCAAAATCAGATATAATGCAAAAAACACATTACTTGAATATTCATTTGCAAACGCCGTTACGGTTAAAAACAGCTTTGATGAAATCAAAATTGAAAAAAGGGATTTCAAAAATACAAACAGGATTGATCCTGTTGATGCTTGTATTGATTCTCATTATTTAGCTATGAAAAATAAAAATAGCGAAATTATTAATTCACAAGCTGAAATTGAAAAATATATCAAAGAAATGGGGTGGCTATAGTTGGGTTTTTTTAACAGTTGGAAAGCTAAAAAGACAAAGAAAAATACTGACGGATGGTATCAACTTGCTGATTTTCTCGGAATTGATGTTGAAAATACTCCTAAGAGTGCTTTGTCAAACGCTACATATTATGCATGTCTAAAAACTTTAAGTGAAGCAATTGGTAAAATGCCGTTAAAAGTTCTTAGTCATCCTACAACAGGCGGCGTAAGAGAAGAATATAATCATCCGCTCTGGAAAGTTTTACACGACAGACCGAATGCATATATGCCAGCTTCGTTTTTTTGGAGCACAATGGAATTCAACAGAAATCATTATGGCAATGCGTACGCAATGATAGTCGGTGCCGGCAGAGATATGCAGCTTTACCCTCTCCCCTCTTCTGCTGTTGAACTTTGGTATGATAATGCTCACATTTTGCGCGATGTAGACGATGTCTATTATATCTATGCAGGTAATGACGGGAAAAGATACATCTTATCTTCTGATGAAGTTTTGCATTTTAGAAATTCAGCAACATATGACGGTATTGTAGGAAAAGCAGTTAAAACAGTTCTTTCAGAAACAATAAATGCAAATATAAAAAGTCAAAAGATGATAAACAATTTATATGATAACGGCTTTTCAGGCAAAGCAGCGGTTTATTATACAGGCGATTTAAATGACGACCTTGTAAAAACATTTTCTAAAGGTATTCAAAATTTTATTGACGGAAAGTACGAAAAAAACGGAATTAAAAATGTTATTCCGTTGCCAATCAGCACAAAAATGGAAACCTTAGCAAATACAAGGCTATCCGAAAATCAATTTTTAGAATTAAAACAGTATTCAGCTTTGCAAGTCGCAGCCGCTTTCGGAATTAAACCTGTGCAAATTGGCGATTATACAAAATCGAGCTACGCAAGCGCTGAAAGTCAACAGTTATCATTTTTAGTTGATACTTTGCTCTATATCATAAAGCAATATGAAGAAGAAATAACATACAAATTAATCACAAGCGACAAATATTACGCTAAATTTAATGTTGATGTTATTTTAAGAGCTGATTTTAGAAACAAAGTTGAAACACTTTCTACTGCAGTCAACAGTTTTATGATGACACCAAACGAAGCAAGAGCAAAGCTTGATTTATCAAACCGTGAAGGTGGAGATGTCCTCGTCGGAAACGGTGCAAGCATACCGATTACGGCTGTAGGTGCTCAATATATACCAAACTATGAGGAAGGAGGTAAAAACTGATGAAAGGAATAGTTGAAAAGACTGCAAACATCAGCTCACTCAAACTCAGTGATGAAGAACTTGCTAAAATCAACAAACATACCTTGTCTGTCGTGACTGCGGACGATGTGTTTGTTTTTAAAGCAATGATTGCTGATAATGAGCAAGACGACAGGAACTATATGCCATTTACCACAAAAGCTTTGCAGGACCTCAAATCCTTATATGTTGGAAAAACTTTTGTTTTTGATCATAAAGGTTCAGCTGAAAAACAGATAGCTCGAGTTTACGACACAGAAATTGTAACAAGTGAAGATAAAACAGAGCTTGGCGAAAATCACGCTGAACTGATTGCAAAAATCTATATGATTAAAACTGCAAGCAACGCTGATTTAATCAAAGATATTGCAGGCGGCATTCATAAAGAAATTTCGACATCTACCGTTCCGTCAAAATTGATTTGCAACATTTGTGGGGTTGATAACACAAAAGAATTTTGCAATCATTGGAATGGAAGAAAATATCTTGTTGATAGCAAAGAAAAAATCTGTAAATTGATTATTGACGGTTGCAAAGAAGCATATGAACTTTCTTTCGTTGTCGTTCCGGCTCAGCCAAGAGCAGGAACTGTTAAAACTTTTGAAAAGATGTTTGAAAAGCCGAAAAATGAAGTTGAAGAAAGCACAAACAATTTGTTTTTAAAAGCAAAAGTAAATGAAAATTATATTTTTACGGAGGTATCAGAATGAATAAGAAAATCAGAGCGTTAATTGAGGAAATTAAGGCTAAAAACGAACAGGCTAAGTCTTTCCTTGACGGTGAAAGCAAGAACATTGAGAAAGCAAATGCACTTTTTGATGAAATCGAAATACTTAAGTCTGAACTTGAAGCAGAAAAGAAAGCACTTGAAAATGATAAAATTGCAGCGGGTCAGAAATTTGACGAACACAAAAGCGAAAAAGGAAAAGGAACAAACTCAACAGAGAAGTTCGCAAATGACATTAAACTTCTTGCAACAAAAAAACTGTCAGAGGGTGTGAACGACGACGGCGGTTACACTGTCCCTGAAGATATTCAGACAAAAATTAATCAGTACAAAACAGCTGATTTTAGTTTTGAAGATTATATTGACAAGGAAAATGTTACTACCCCAAAAGGTTCAAGAATTTATCAGAAGAAAACAGACGTTACAGGTTTTTCAAAGGTTGACGAAGGTAGTGATTTTGCTGAAATCGCTGAACCGAAATTTGAAAAGCAGACATTTGAAATCACAGATAAAGGTGGCGTTCTTGCCGTAACAAATTCTCTTCTTAGGGATACTGCAGAAAATATTGAAAATGTAATTGTTGAATGGTTTGCAAAAAACAGACGTGCAACTATCAATAATGATGTTCTCGCTCTTCTTGCAACAAAAGCAAAGACAGATATCACTGATGTTGTCAAAGGTCTTAAGAAAGCAGTTAACGTTACTCTCGGCGCTGCGTATGCAGACACAAGTAAAATATACACTAACGACGACGGTGTAGATCTTCTTGACAATCTCGTTGATACAAATGGCAGACCTCTTCTCAATCCTATTCCAACAGAACCTAAGAAACTTCAACTTTCTGTTGGTGCAAGAGTGATTGAGATTGTTAATGTCCCAAACAGCGTTCTCAAAACAACAGACAAGAAAATTCCTTTTGTTGTAGGTGATTTACATGAAGCTATAAAGAGATTTGACCGCCAGTCACTTGAAATTAAGGGTAGCGACATTGCGAGTGTGGGCTCATTAAATGCTTTCTCGCAGAATTTAACTCTTTTTAGAGGAATTATGCGCGATGACACAAAGCTTAAGGATAACGACGCATTCGTTTATTGTGAATACACTGTAACAGAATAAGACGAAAAAGGTATAAGCTATGTTTATTACTATAAATGATGTTAATGCTTTTTTAGGCATTGATGAATACGATGAAATGTCAGCAATAAACATCAAGCGGTCCATTAATGCAGCGGATAAATATCTTCAAGGGGCTATCGGTAAGAACTATCCTCAAGACGATGAGCGAGTGCATGAACTCGCTCTAAGGGTAGTCGCTGATTTATACGACACTCGAACACTGTCAGCTAAAAGCAATGCAAGTGTTAATAAGTTGACAGCCGACTTTGCACAACAACTCAAACTTGAGATTGAAAAGGAGCGTGAAGAGAATGGTTTTTGATAAACCTATCACAATCGAAAAACTCAATAGTGATACTGACGAATACGAAAAAGAATTCCAACTTCACGCTAAAGTCAACAAAACGAGTGCAAAAAATTTCTCTGAAAACGGCGCTGAACGAACAGGTATGTCATTAACTTTTGAAGTGCGTTACTTCTCAGCTTTAGAACAGATTTTTGGCAATTTTCAGAATTTCAGAATTATTTACAGAAATAAGGTCTTTTACATAAACGACTATGATGATTATATGGAAAGTCATAAAACTGTAAAATTAACAGGTGTTGCAAATGGCTAAAGGTGTGAAAGCAAGTGACATAGAAAAAGAAATTCAAAAAGTTTTTAAAGTTTATTCAGATGAAATTGCAGAACAATCTTTTAAAATTACAAAAAAGGCAATGTTTAAATTCGTGAAAAGAACAAAAGAAAAAGCGCCGAAAAGTAAGATTAAAGGACGAAAACATTTTGCTGACAGCATTTCAAGTACAACAGAAACAAATGCGGTAAATGAAGTAATCGGCACTTGGTATGTTAAAGACCCGAACTACAGATTAACGCATCTGCTTGAGCACGGTCACCAAAACCGAAACGGAACGAGAACACCTGGAATGCATTTCATTTCTAAAATATACGAAGAGATTGCAACTGAATACGAGAAAGAACTCGAAGGAGTTATAAGAAATGATTGACGAAATTTTAACATCTGCGGGCTTTATTAAAGACAAAACATATACAGAAACTGTTTTCAGAAATCCTCCTGCGGTAACCTTTTGCGTTTATTCAGATGAGGTCGAAACCGAAGGCTCTGACTTTGATTGTGAACTTGAAACCCACACAATCGACATAGAGCTTTATGCACTTAATAAGCCTGATAAAGCCGCTGAAAAGCGCATTAAAAAAGCGTTAAAAAAACTCGGTATTCATTATACAAAGTTTGAACGAATTTGGCTGCAATCAGAAAAATATTATCAAACGGTATATGAATTTACATATACAGAAAAGGAGCAAGAAGATGAGTAAGAAAAAGAAAAGAATAGTTTTAGGCAGCGGCAGTCTGTATAGAATGGATTTCAGCGGAACACTTCCTGAACTTTCTGAAATCTGCAAAGAAGAAAACCGCTTTTCAAACATTAAAAACGGTGCAACTCTTGAATACACAAAAGAAACAGTAACTGAAAAAGACGACCTTGGTCTTGTAAGTAAAACGGTTATTACAACAGAAGATGCGGTTTTAAAAGCAGGTCTTATGACTTTTTGCGGGGATACACTCAAATATCTTATTGAAACTGCAAGAGTTTCAACAACGGAGGACGGAAATCATTACCTCACAAAAATCGGTGGTATTACAAACGCTGATGAAACATCATATGTTTGGGCATTTCAGCACAAAGACAAGAAAGACGGTGACATCACTGTTCTCATTGTCGGCAAGAACAGCGCAGGTTGCACATTCAGCTTTTCGAAAGATTCGGCTTCTGTAATTGATGCAGAAATCAAAGCAGAGCCTTGCGATGACGAAGGTACTCTTATTTATTATTATGAAGAACTTACCTCTGCAGAAAAAGCAACCGTATAAAAAATTTGAAATAAACAAAAAGCCAGAGGTCTTTCTCTGGCTTTTTTAGAAGGTGTTTTAATGTTTGACTTGACGGGAAATAAAATGTCAGCTTTTGAAATTAAAGGATTTAATATGATTGAATGTCCGAAATTGTATTTAGTTAAACAAGGGCAATCAATTTTTAAAATCACACAGGAAATACTTAATAATACCGCAAATGAATTTGAAATTAACATATTTTATGATTATATGTCAAAAATAACAAAGATTTCAGCAAAAAAACTTATAAAAAAATATTCTGTAGATGATTTGATTATTGCACTTGTGCAGCTATTTAAATCACTGACAGAACTTGATAAAAAATATTCTCTCCCCTATCTTCCTTGTGCAGAAATTGAAGATGACAGTTATTCTTTCGACATTCTCACACAAACGGATAAGGCTGTTGCCGATTACGCAAATATGAAAATTACAGATGTTTTAAATTTGAAATATATTGACTATTTAATATTGCGTAAAGACGCATATGTTTATAAATTATCGCAAACTGAAAAAGGTAAAGATTATCTTGAACAATGTTATTGCTTTGCAAGCGAAGAGCCTGACAGAGAATCATTAAGAAAGCAATTCGGAGGTAATTGATTATGGCATCTAATAAAAAAATTAAAGGCTTGACTGTTCAAATCGGTGCAGATACATCTAACTTTAACAAAGCAATGGAAGAAAGTAACAAAAAATCAAGGTCGTTAAAAAGTGAATTATCAGAGGTTGAACGACTGTTAAAGTTAGATCCGACAAATGTTGAGTTAGTTGCTCAAAAGCAAAAAATACTTACAGAACAGGTTGAGGAAAGTTCAAAAAGACTTGATATTCTTAAACAAGCACAAGATGAAGTCAATCAAAAATTCAAAAGCGGTGAAATCGGTGAGGAAACTTACAGAAATTTTCAGCGAGAAGTAATTAAAGCTGAAAATGATTTGCAAAAACAAAAAGAGGCACTTGATAAAGTAAAGAAATCAGCTGACAACACCGATACAGCTTTAAGCGATGCAAGCAAGGAAGCCGAAAACCTCGCTAAAAAAGATATGTCGGAAACTAAAAAAGAACTTGATGATGTTAAGCAATCTGCAAGTGACTTAAAAGATGTTTTTAAAGATACAATTGCAGAAGCCTCGGCAATTGGCGGAACACTTGTTGCAGGTGCAGCAACTGCTATCGGTTCAGCTAATGATAATGTTAAAGCTACAAACAACTTGCAAGCGTTGACAGGATTATCAAGTGACGAAGTTAAAGAATACAAAGAACTAATCGAAAGCGTTTATAAAAATAATTTTGGTGAAGACCAAGAAAATGTTGCAGAAGCAATCGCTCTTATTAAGCAAAATCTAAACGATTTAGACGATACAAAATTGCAAGATGTAGTTGAAAATTTGTTTACACTTGAAGATACATTCGGATTTGACTACACAGAAACTTTAAGAGCTGCTAAAATGCTTATAGATCAATTTGGTATATCTGCTGATGAAGCGTTTAATTTGATTGTTCAAGGCGCTCAAAACGGTTTAAATAAAAACGGTGACTTATTAGATTCAATTAATGAGTATTCTGTTCACTATAAGCAGCAAGGATATTCCGCAGAAGAATTTTTCAACTCACTTGAAAACGGTACCGCAGCAGGTACATTCAGTGTTGATAAACTCGGCGATGCAATGAAAGAATTTGGAATCAGGACTAAAGACACAGCTACAACAACTCAAGAGGGTTTTGAACTTATTGGACTTGATGCTGATACAATGCGATCAAAATTTGCCGCCGGCGGAGAAAGTGCAAGGCAAGCAACCGACGAAGTTTTGCAAGCACTGTTTGATATGGACGATCAAGTTGCCCAAAACCAAGCAGGCGTTGACTTGTTCGGCACAATGTGGGAAGACTTAGGCATTGACGGTGTTAAGGCATTGATGGATGTAAAAGGCTCTGCAGATAAAACAAAAACATCAATGCAAGATATTAAAGATATTAAATATAGCGACATAGAATCTGATTGGGAAAGTCTTGGCAGAACTATCAAAACCGATATAATATCCCCGATCGGTAAAGATTTGTATCCTACTGCAAAAAAAGCGATAAGTTGGACATCAGAACATCTTGACGATTTAGAGATAATAATAGAAGGACTTGCTAAACAAGTAGCAATTGTATGGGGTGCTAAAAAAGCTCGAGAACTTACAACAGGTATTACTAATTTAATCGGAACATACAAAACGCTTACAACAGCTACAAACATCGCTACAACGGCTCAAGAAGGACTTAACACAGCACAGGCACTAAATGTTATAGGTGTTATCACAACGCTTGTTATAGGGCTTATATCTGCAGTACAGACATATAACGAATTAGAGTGGAGCAATTCAGAAGCGGGAAAATTTTGCGCTGAACTTGACGAAGCAAAAGAAAAACTTGAAGAAACAACTCAAGGAATTACAGACACTCTAAAAAACACTTTAGACAGTATTAATAATTTATATACTGACAATACTTTAATTGATGATTATCAAGCTAAATTGGACGAACTTCTCGGTAAAGCTACATTAACCCCAGAAGAACAATCACAATTGCAAACAATTGTTACATACTTTAAAGATAACATTGACGGCTTTGAAGACACTTGGGATAGATATGTTGAAATAAGTGATGGTGGTAAAGTAAACCTTAAAGGCGATCTTGGCGAAATAAGAACAGAAATCAATAAAACTATTGATGATTACCAAAAACTTGCTAATCAATCTGCACTTTCAGAATTACAAACTGAAAACGCTAAAGCTAAAATTACAGCAAATAAAAATACTGCTGAAATCAAATCGGAAATGGAATCTAAATATTCCGAGATCAAAAGTACACAAACAAAGTTGGATGATTTTCTAAAAAAAAGAAATATTACGCAAAAAGCACTTGAAAATTATTACTATGGAGGGGGAGCAAAAAACGATGCTTTTTATAAAGAAGGCATTGAACTTTTGGAAACATTACAAGATGAAAGTGAAGCATATGATGATTTACAAGACAAATATAACGAATCAGTTGGTGAAATTAATAAATTAATAATGACTAACGATGATTTAATAGATGTTCAAAAAGTTCTGAACGGAGATTATTCAGATGCCGCAGCGGTATTAATGGCATATAATCAACAGATGATTTCACAAAACGATATTCTTTCAGCAACTGACGAAAATGGTAAAATACTTTGGGCATCAATGGATAAATTAAAAGAGGCAGCAACAGAAAGCGGAAAAAATACCGTTTTAGGACTTGTTGAAGGCACAAAAGACTATCAAGGCGCTCTTGCGGAAAATAGTCAAGGTTGGGCTGAAATAATTATCTCTGAATATGAAACAGGAATGGATATGCACTCTCCGTCTAAAGAGATGCACAAAAGAGGTGTGTATACTGTTCAGGGATTAATTAACGGATTGCAAAGCAAAAACGGAGAAGTCGGCAACTCGGGTCGTAACATTGCACAACGAGCAAAAAACGGAACAAGCGGCATATCACTTTTTCAGACCGGCGTAAATTTTGTCAGAGGATTCATCAACGGAATTTCTGACGGGTCTATTCTTGATAATGTAAAAAATGCAGCAATTACTATGGGAAATAAAGCTATTTCAGCAGTTAAAAAAGTTCTCGGCATCAACTCCCCCTCAAAAGAAGCAAAAAAGCTCGGCGGTTTTTTTGCGGAAGGATTATCAATAGGAATAGACGGAAAACAGTACAAAGTTAAACGAAGTTCCGAATCAATGGCACAGGCTATGCTCGACAGTTTAGATTTTAATAATAATGAACAAGCAATAAAAATCGCAACTCAAAATTTTAGAAAAGCAAACGATTTTCAAGGCGAAATAACAAACAACATTGAATTAAAATCTGTCGCAAGCAAACTTGATGAATTAATTTCAATAATTAAGAACTTGCCTGACCCGAAGCTGTATCTTGACAGTAATTTGCTTGTTGGAGCAACAACTAAAAAATATGACAATTCACTTGCCGATTTATCGACAAAAAAGAAAAGAGGTTGGTAATATGCAATACAGGGAAATAGTCATTAACGATGAATTATTTATTAATCAAGAATTCGACAGTGTAATTTTATCGGGAAAAATCGGAAATCCCGAATTTCGTACATATACAGTTGAAATTCCTGGCAAAGACGGTCTATTAGATTTGACAGAAAGCATTGATGGTTCAGTTCATTACAACAATCGTGATATTGAATTCAGAGTGTTTATTGCAGGAAAAAGAATTAACGAAAGACTTGATTTACTCAACAATTATCACGGACAATATGTTAAACTTTATTCAACATATGATAATAATTACTATTACAAAGGTCGTTTATTTGTTAGTGTTGAAGAAAGAAAAGCTACATACGCATATGTGGTCCTTTCATTTGATTGTGAACCTTTTAAAATAAAAAGAGAAGTCACGACATCAGTTCATATTATAAGAAACAATCAAACACTAAAAATAAAAAACACAGGTCGTGCAACGACTGCAAAAATTACTTTCATTCAAAAAAAAGGTAATGAAACAGAAGGTAACATCGCTTTAAAAATTGATATTGATAATAATTCGAGTATTCTGTACAACATAACAGACGAAGCAACATTCACAATTCAAGCAAATGATAATGAATTTAATATGCACACAGGACATATGATAAACAGCAATTTTGTTGAAGGTTTAGCATCTTGTAAAATTAAAATCGAATACACAGAAATAAAACTATAAATTAAAAATATTTGTTGACAATTAACAGCAATTGTTATATTATTTAACAAAGGAGTTGATTTTATGAACAGTAAGTTTTACACAGCACTAACAGTAATATTATTAATTTGCGGAGCTTGTGCAGGATTTATAGCAGGAGCTTTTTTTGAAACTGTACATACTGATATATATACAGAAACAGTAACACGCAGTTTTAATATTGCACTAACGGTAGGATGTTGGATTGCAACTGCATTTTTATGCTTAGTTTTTGGCGGTATTGCAAAAATTCTTTCATATCTTGAAGAATTGGGCGCAGGTAATTCGGTAAGTACTCAAACAACAGATTGGGAATGCCCTAAATGTCATTGTATGAACAAAGAGGAAGCAACCGAATGTTTTAACTGTCATTTGAAACACAATAACAATCTACAGTCAGACGATAAATGGGAATGTCCTAAATGTCATTCTTTAAATTCTTATAATGGTAATCCAGAATGTCCTAATTGTCATTGGCAGCCATAAAAACAAGCTGATTGCATTTCAATCTTACACATAGAAAAGCCACCCCGTTTGGAGTGGCTTTTAGTTTGCGGTTATTTAAGCTAAATTAAGTTTTTGCTTTTTATGCGCACATCTTTGAGTGTGCGCTGTTTTTTTATTTTGGTATAAAATTATAAAATTGTACAACATTGCGGACATTTTTAATTTTATAATAAAAACAAAAAGGGATTTAAATGGGAACAATATATAAAATCGAATATTTAACAGAAAACACAATTATAAAAATTTTTGAAACAGGTAAAATCGACGTAATTACTGCGGAGTATCACGCTGCTGTCAATTCTGCAGGCTCTCTGACATTTAAACTTAGTCCGCTGCACGCAGCTTATAACAGTATAGAAACGCTTGTAGGAATAGTTGTCCTTTATAAAAACGATAAAATCATTTTTAAATCAAGAGTATATTCAATTACAATAGATAATTACAACATTAAAACTGTTGAATGCGAAGGTATGCTTGCAGTTTTAAATGACAGTATTATAAAACCATACGAATACAGTGAATATAAAAGTCTTGACGGCACTAAATCGACACAAAAATTCGGTAATTGGATTTACCAACTGACAAACAATCACAATCAGCAAGTAACAGAAAATACACACTTTTTTGAAACTGTAATGAGCGATAAATTACGAAATCTTAATTTTTCTTGTAAAAACACAAGTTATAGCGATACATGGAGCGAAATAAAAAGTAAATTTATAAATGAACTTGACGGATTTTTGTGGGTTGAGTACAACAACGAATTATTAACATTATCAACTGAACAAGATGTTTTACACTTTGACACAACACTATCTCGTGCGTGTAATCAAGAAATTAAGTATGCTGTAAATCTATCAAGCATTGAGCGTAAAATATATGCTGATGATTTTGCAACAGCAATTCTACCCCTCGGCGGCGAATACGAAACAGAAACGGGAGGTAAGATCAAAACCTCAATTGTGAGTGTAAATAATAACAATGAATTTTTAGTTAATGATGATGCAGTTAAAAAGTACGGACGAATTAACAAAGTCATTAATTTTGACGGTGTTCTCTCCCCTACTGAACTTCTCAAACTCGCGAAAAATAAACTTGATGAAATTATAAGTCTGTCAGGTAACTTAAGTGTAAAAGCTGTAGATTTATCAATTGTAGATGATACACTTGACTGTTTTGAAATCGGGCAAAAGGTTAAAATCATAAGTGAAAATCATCAAACAGATATGTACGCTATCATTTCTGAATATGATATAGATTTATTACAGCCGCAGGCAGCGGAATACAAACTTAATTCAAATTTTAAATCATTTGTAAATATAACTAATCAAACAATTTATAAAATAAAGGAATGATAATATGACAACAGATGCACTTTTCTTTGATGACATTAAAGAAATTACTACAGAAAAATTATACCAATACGATATTGGTCAAAAGCTCAAAATATCCGGTTTTGATATAAACGAAAATACAGAAGTTCATTTTAAAAGTCCTTATTCTAAAATTGCTAAAATAGCAACAGGCACATTAAACGGTTCATCATTAACTGTTGTTATTCCTGATGAATTTCTTGAAAGTGCAGGTAACGGAAAGGTATGGGTGTGTTCAATTGATGAAAACGAAGTTACAACAATTCGCACAATTAATATTCCTGTCGTTGAACGAGCAAAGCCTGATGGGTATGTTTCAAAAGCAGACGGCTCATATAGAAAGTTTAATAAAGAAATTGCAGATCTTAACAACAATAAAGCTAACAAGGAAGAAGTCAGTGCTGAAATATCAAAAGCAAAATCAGAAGCAATCGAAACCGCATCTGCAAAAATGATAGCAAAAGACTCTTTGCTCGACATAACTACGAGCATTAATCTCACCTCGCTTGAGGACACAGAACAGATAGCAAACGGCGTTACAATTTCAGTCAGCAACAACAAAATAACACTAAGCGGCACATCTACCGCTGCGGTTAATTTCTATCTCAAACTCAAGCGTGCTGTTACTCTTGAACAAGGCAAAGCGTATTGCTTATCGTTGCAGAATTTTGCTAATATTGCAAACAACGGTTGTGTGTTCTATCCTGCGAATAGTCAGAAGGTAATCAGCTCATCGTGGCTCTTGTCAGAAGTTAGTGCTTTCAAGAATGCAGTTGCTACATATACGGCAACTACAAGTATTATCATAGACGCGATTAAAGTAGCAATTGCTACCGATAGAATCGTAGACAATGCTTGTAACTTGCAGATTGAGCAAAACAACAAAAGCACAGCGTATGCTAATCCTGATTTGATTAAGTCAAGCATTAAGCCAGAATTGTATCAAGCTCCCGACCATACGATGCATTACTTGTATGTTTCAAATGATTATGACGAAAATACTGACGATTTTGGAGTTACAAAATTCAACTCCATTTTGTCTGCTAATGACAGCATTTCGGATAATAGCTACCGTAATCGTTACACGATCATCGTCATGGCTGGCACATATACAGATATGCAAGATAGATACGCAGGTTTGTCCGATGTAAAATTAATCGGTTATCGTGGTGTAATGATGAAAGACTATGTCTATTATGAGTCTGAAAATATATACAATCCACAGGCTACAATAATTAAGTGGGACGGAGCAACAGGATTTGATAAGTCTACTTTGAAGTCTGAGGATATAATCAAAAAATGTCCGTTCCATCTCGACCTCAATGTTCACACACACATTAAAGGGTTCACTTTTGATTGTAAAAATATGCTCTTCACCTTGAAAGCGGCGGCAGAGGCTATGCAACTGAATGGACGGTATCTAATTGTATCTTCAAGTGGGGCGGCAGAGCAGACTGTACAGATTATGTCGGCAAAACAACCGTTCCTGTGTTTGGCTGCGGCTGTAGCTTTGGTGAAATCGGATTGATTGAAAATTGTAAAATCATTCCCACTGACTGCACTATTGGTTATCAGAACCATGACAACGCCGACAATAGCGATTTCGGATTGCCAATTAAAACAGGCGCAAGCATTACGATTCGCAATTGTGACTTTGGCGGGACTGAAATCCAAGCAAGAACTCTCAAGGGCGCATATTCTGATACTCCAAACACTGTTAATATTGAAAAGTGTATTAATATTTCAGAAGTCAAAAAGATGTATTCTGCACCTGCGGAGCGCTGTGATTGGAAAGTTACAGTTGACGGAAACGAGGTAGAGTGATGATTTATAGACATTTAATTGTTGATAATACAAAAGCAAACTGTTAAAAATGGAGTAACGCTTTGTTACTCCATTGATAGAATTTATATTTTATTTAAGGTATAAATAATTTAATTAGACCAGCTATGGCTGTGATAAAGGCTGTAACAGTTACTAATCCAGCCATAGTATTCTTGATGAAATTCATAAATGGGCTTGGTTCTTTTGACGAAAGTTTGCCCCACGCCTTACTTATAAGCGGTAACACTATATGAAACAATGTTTGAAAAACATCAACAAAAAAGATTACAACTGCAAATATCAATATTGCAGAAAGAATTAATTGTGATGTTGTGGGATTTATTACAAAGTATACTTCTAAGCAATAAACTATTGTGTAAAGAGTTATAAAAGTCATTATGCAATATCCGAAAGTTTTTAGCAACATTTTGTTTTTCTGCTTTTCTGTAAGTGGCATTAAAATCCACCAAATAGCGAAAAATACGGATGTTGTATATGATAAAAAAGTGACATCTTGCCCAATATTCTTTTTGTATATTCCTAATCCTAAAAATATCAAACCTGTAAAGAAAGAAGAAACAAGTATTTTTGTTCTTATATTACTAAGTTTGTTTAGCAGAAGTTTGCAGAACCATTTTATTGTATTTTTCATATTATCACCAAGCAAAATAATCTATTTGAATTTTATTATAACATATTAAACAACAAAAACAAGGAGGAAATTTTATGAGTAATTCAAAACTTGTAAACTACACAAAATTAAGCCCGAACCATTCAGGAACAAGAACACACAGTATTGACCGCATTACTCCTCACTGTGTTGTCGGCCAGTGTTCGGTTGAAACTCTTGGTAACATTTTTATGAATAAAAAAAGTGAAGCAAGCTGTAACTACGGCATCGGTACAGACGGCAGGGTTCTCCTCTGTGTTGATGAGGACAACCGTTCGTGGTGTTCTTCTTCAAACTCAAACGACCAGAGAGCCGTTACAATTGAATGTGCAAGCGAGCTTAAACACCCTTACGCATTTAACGATAAAGTTTATAATAAGCTGGTTAAGCTTTGCGTTGACATCTGCAAGCGTAACGGCAAGAAAAAGCTTCTGTGGATTAACGATAAAAACAAGGCTTTAAATTATAGCACTAAGTCAGACGAAATGCTCCTGACCGTTCACAGGTGGTTTGACGACAAGGCTTGCCCGGGCGACTGGCTTTATAACCGCCTTGGTAACCTTGCTAAGCAGGTTACAGAACAACTTGGTGGTAAAGTTGAAAAGCCAACGCTGACATATAGAGTCTTTGCAGACGGCAAGTGGTACAATGAGGTCAAGGGGTTATCAAATGTAGCAGGACGAAAGAAACAAGCTATTTCAGGCGTTGCGGTTAAGGCATCAGCAGGAAAAATTTGCTATCGTGTCCATCTGCTCAACGGTGACTGGCTGCCGTGGGTTAGCGGATACGACATCAAGGACGATATCAACGGCTACGCAGGAATTAAAGGCAAGGTCATTGACGCCATTCAGGTCGAGTTCTCGGGTGTGGGTGACTATAAAGCTACATACAGAGCACGCAAGCAAGGCAAAAACAAATTTATGCCATATCAGCATAATACCGAGCACGATACAGAGCAAGACGGTTACGCAGGTGTTATTGGCACTAAGATTGACGGCTTGCAGATTACGCTTACATGAGGCGGTGTAAAAATGGCAACAGAAATTATTACGGCATTAATCGTGGCCGGCGGAAGCATAATTTGTCAGCTGCTAATAAATGCCTCAAATCGCAAAAAATTAAAGGTTGAAAATGAAAATACTAAGTCGCTCATCGTCTATAGGATAGACCAACTCGAACAAAAACAAGATAAATACAACCACTTGCAAGAGCGAGTATTTAATCTCGAAAAAGATTCAGCTGTAGTAAATGAAGAAATCAGAGTCGCAAATCACAGAATTGCGGACCTTGAGCAAAAATAAGGAGGTAATAATATGAAAAAAACAAATTGGAAATCGTGGGCAAAATGTGCAGGTGTAAGAGCAGTAAAAACCGTTGCTCAAACTGCAATTTCGGTTATCGGCGTGTCTGCGGTGCTAAGTGATGT